AAGCTTATCTATGAGATACTTCATGCTTGTAATAGGATTCCCAAGACTGTCAAGCTCAGGTTCACCGCTTTCGTCAAGTATCTGTTTTGTAAATTTGCCGTCTGCCTCTACCACCTTTACCCGTCCTCTTATATGAGGAAGCAGTAAACGAGGATCGCCCTTGCGTTCTCTTGTGGTAAGCTCACTTGTAGCATCATTGTCAACAACGAGCCTGTTTATCTCTTTTCTTAATTTGGAATTATCAGTTTGAAGTTTTCCCTGCTCCTGTGTATGAAGCTCTACAAGTTTTTTCTTCTGAGCTTCAAGCCTTTCGCTGAACTCTTTATCTTTGTTGATATTTTCTTCATCCCATTCCTTCTGTTTTTCGATAGCTTTTCTTGCCTCTTCCGGGTCAAGGTCCGAAAACACCTTGAGCTTTCCATTGAGAGCATCGTTATCCTTGCGGACACTGTTTAATGCGGTTGTAAGCTTTTTGATATTTCCTATCCCATATCCCTGATCGTTTTCAACACCCTCAAGGATAAAACCCCCGTCACATTCCACATAATGCTCCCTGAGAGATTCATCGACATTGTCAAGGGTTTCAACAAAAATAGATAAGGCCATCCGTCTTTCCTTTCAAGTTAAAAAGTTTGCTTTTTCATAATCACACAAGAGCATACCATATTTTTTTTCAAACTGCAAGAAAAAAATCATTTTTTTTTAAAAAACTTTTATTAGCCACTAATAATTTACCTGTCAGAAGAGAACGGAACATACTCTATTACGATAGCCGTCACCTGTAAAAGTTCGGCTGATCCCTTTGTTACCCTCCATGACATAGCCATTCTGAGAGCTTGATCTAATATCGTTTCCCGTCTTTTCATTCTTTAGGCTTTCCACTTAGAGTATATCCGAGATCATCTAACGTTATAGGTTTATAATCCGCTCCGATCATATCCTGCAAAGACAATTCTCCACTTCTCCATAGATTAGCACGGGCAGGACCAAGAGCTTTGTTCTGGAATGCCTCGTCCTGATCCTTAAGCCAGTTCTCATAGTCAACCGTCTCTGATACCTGACCGTTCATGCTTGCCCTTGTACTCGCTGATATTTCGTTCGCATCTATTCCGAGCTCTTCCCATGACTTGACAACCGGAATTATAGTTGATCTGCAATTATAATGCATAGGGGGCCTCGGTCCCTCGTCTATTCCGAATACCTGACCGTCAAGGCTCATGCAGATATATGATGTCCTGTCATCAAGGGTAGCAATATACTGAACACCATTGATTATATCCTCGTTCTGCTTCATTGTTAATTGCCGTGCCTGAGTACTTGCATGGTTAATGGCTGTACGTGCCACTGCTGTAGCGTTAGCCATTGCTCTGTTTATCCCTCCATAGGTAAAAGCGTCCCAGTCCTTTGACAACAAACTACCGGCCATATCTGGAACGGTCTTTCCCTCGATCATACCCAATTGGAACTCATCGTATAGATTTCTCTGTGTACTGACATTAAGCTTCTCAAACCATTCGGACATTATCTTGCCGTTGAACGGTTTTTCCTGCACTATAGACTGCATCAATGTGGGAGCAGGCAGATTAAGCTCAAACGCAACGGGAAGCAGAGATTGTAATGTTTCCACATACCATTGAGCCTCACCTATAGATACTTCATCCATTTTGCTAAACAGGTAATTGGTTAATCTGTTGAACTCAGTTCCCTCCCGTATTGACTTCCTGAGATGATATAGTCTTAATTCTGTATCGGTCAGTTTCTTCCAGTCTGTTTCTGTACCGATCCGTTTAGCTATGTTAGGCAACATCTTATTGAGCAGAATATCCAAAACGTCCTTACTTGCCTTACGCTCCATTTGCGTAAGATAGAACTGTCTCGCAAAGAACTTGTCTCTTACATCGTCATTAAATGCCATACGGGGATCCTGAAATTATTAGCCGCTAATAATTACTCTATAGCTCCGACCTGTGTATTATCGTTACCACCGGGCTGATTCTGATTATTGTTATTCTGCTGACCCTGATTCTGGTTCTGATTGAATTGGTTATTTCCCGTATTGCTGAAGAAGTCATTATACAGGTTTGTAGCTTCTACCTGTAGCTTCTTTCTTTCCTCTATCCAGTCAACCGTATCTGAGAATACACCGTGCCTGATCATTTCCTTGATATATGTCTCATGTGAAATCTCTCTTGCTTTCCGTGCCTCCTGAATCTCTCTTATGTTCTGCGAGGCCTGAGTACCCAGTATAAAATCAGAATGTATGGTGAATGCCATTTCCTTGTCGGCGGTCTTCTTCATAAACTCATGCTTCAACTCGAATAGCCTCTTGAGCCCTTTTGCAAAAGAATATATCCACATTTCTATAAGACTTCTTGATTTCGTCTCTGAAATGTTCTGTCCTGTAGCTTTAACATTACCCATTCTTGCCAAGAAAGGCTCCATGCCTAAGTTCATCATTCTTTCCTCGATGCGTTCTATGTCAGTAAAGCCCGAATTGATAGCCGCTCCTGTATGTTCAACAAACTCAAGTACTGCCTGCTCGTTTTCAGAGAACGAGAGCTTTGTCGGGCCAAGTACTTTATTTTCTTCAAGCTCTTCAGGAGAAAAACCCCTAGCGAAGAGTATAGCAAACCTCGCAACCCTCAATATGTTCTTTTGATCTGATAACGATTGCCAGTGTTCCAGATTAGCCCACGCAAGATCGAGCAGGCAAGGTGTAGCCTGCATAAACCCGGTCTTGTTTGCGTATACAGTAACAAGAGGTATGCCATTCTGTTTACCGCCCTGTTTTATAGTGCCTCCCTCTTCCATTTTCCATTCATCTGCAGGGGTATTTGGGTCTTTCGGCCTCCATAGCTCCCAACTATCCGGCCTGATAACCCTTACCTGTTGTGTTTCCTTATCCTCCCAGTCTTCGCCCTCTATTGTGTCTGTCTCAAGTATCCGTATCTCTGTCAGTATCTTAGTGCCTCCCTGCTTCTTGTATCTCCACCCTATAAGGTCATACGGTGATATGATCCTACTGAAAGGCTTAAGCCCCTGCACCTGATCATCTTTCTTGTTAGTCTTCTGCTCGACTATCGGATAATCCTCAAGCATGTGGACCATTCCCCAACGGATCATTGTATTCATTCCCTCGACCGCAAAACTCTGTAAGTCCTGCCCCTCTCCGTCCATGTCCTCCATACACTGTTCGTCAACTTCATCGTTGACCTTATCCCATGTAATAGGAACAGAGAACGGACGGGCTGTGCATTTCTTAACAGTATCATTGAACGCATTATGAAGGAAGCTTCTTGCAAGTCTTCTTTCATAGTCACCCTCTTCCTCTCCGTTCTCCTGAGGAAGTCCGTCCTTTCCGTATTCCCTCATAGATTGAGTGCCTCCTGTCAGGGCATGGATCATGTCCCAACTGTTAGCCTCTTTCATGTTATCGTATTCTACACAAGGAGTATTTACTGCCATTGTTATTTCCTTAAATTATTAGTCGCTAATATTTTAAATTTCTGAAGTTCTCTATTGTATGAAATGTTATTATATTCGTATCATGAGAGTTCTTGCTGTCCTCATCCCCTGAACGTACAACTATATTCAGGTCTTTTCCATTTATTATCATTGATGGATAATTCCTTGACTGCCTCTCATCATCCGTTGAGTCTATTACTTTCGCAAACAGCCAATTGTAACAGTCGTAAGAGAAATACAAACCGAGCATGTTCCTCTTTGCTTCTGCAAGACCGCTCCTGTACCCCGGTATATGCTCAGGCCTTAACATGCTATCAGTTGATATATTGCCCGACATCCAGTATGTTTTCGTTTTCTTGTCATATACAATATGAAACTTCAAATGACCCCCAGGAAAAGGAATATACAAAAGGTTCTTTCCTGAAGGAGCCTGCTGATATCCGAGACTTATAGTATCACCTCTGTCTGTTACCCTTAACAAACATGCGTAATTAGATAACCCCGTATGCGATCTGATTACAAGGTGAAATATGTTATCCCCATACCACTGATGTCTTGTGTCGTATATTTTTATTATATTAGGCTCAAGCCATCCCGGAGGAGAAAAATATCTACTGTCCTTTATTATCTCCGTATCGTTTATGCCGTCTGTACTGTAATACGGTATACCGAAATAATCCGATCTGTATATATCAACATTGCTGAAACTGAACTCATCTGATAATACCCAGTTTCTTTTATCTGTAAGGTCACTGTCTGTCTTTCCCCTTAATACCACAGGTGAATATTCAGACACAGCCCAAGACCTGCTGTTATTCGTTACCCTCTTTGTAACCGCAAAATAAATATACCCGTTATGATATACCTGATTGCATGGAGCCTGATTGTATACTCCGTTATCCGTTATTCTCGATACTCCGCTCCATGTAACCCCGTTATCTCCTGACCGTGCTATACAGAGGTTATTATCGGTTCCAAACACATATACATACTTTCCTGCTATAAACAGCCTTGCCTGTCTTAATGGAAATACCCCTGAGAGCTTCCAAATTGAATTGTAAGACGTAAATATCCTTGTTTGATAGTTCCTATTGCCTATTTTAACATAAGGCTTTAAAAGCTCTGTTTTCAGGTCTGATCTTATATCATGCGAAACGAGTATTGTATCCTCTGATTTTGCTATACTCGGACTGCTGAAATACACCTTGTCCGGGTCTTTCGATTTAGCCACGACATTGCTTATTATTAGTTCATGCCTGAATACCTTTGACATGGCAAATGCAGTCAGTATCAGTATTGCGGTTATTATAGAGATATACAATAACTTGCTTTCCATTTTGTTTCCCCTAAAAAGAGAACACCTGTAACCTGTAACGTTCTGCAAAAGGATGCTCCATGATCTCACGGTATCCTAATGCATCCGTAAAGTGAGTTAAATATTTCCAGTCATCGCCTTTCTTGATCCCCCCGTCCTCATCTGCCTCGGTTCCCTCGAAACATCTGATTATATTTTTATTAGAAGGGTCAATATAATAGTTGACATTGCCCTTGACATTCTTAAGCCGTGAGTTAAGAGAGTTGATCCTTGCGACTACCGGGGGATTTTCTTTCGGGACCTTGAACCTTAAACGACCCTTGAATACAGGAGTGAGCATAGCCTTGATTATATCCCAGTCATTACCCTTTACCTTTGCCGTGCCCCCTGCCCGTGCTGTTGCATCTCCATAGCACCTTACCATACCTGTATGCTTTCCCCATTTCTCTATTACCCTGTTGCATATTCTTACCGTGTTACTGTTGTTCTCAATGTATATCTCTGAGTTTTTGGGAATGATAGTTTTATTCTTTCGCTCCTGAACCCCTGCACATACTCCCGGTTCTATATTGAAATCGAAACAGAGATCAAGCGTATCCTCTGGATCATACTCCTGCGGAAAAGCGCAATGCTCTTCCTGATCGAAATTGTAATATGCCATACCGCCCATTGACACGAACTCACCGAGTATCTCCTGACGGTATGTTCTTGCGTCAATATCTGATCTGATCTGATCAAGCTCGATCTGTGCCGCTTCCTCTCCGAGATAGAGAGGCAGTACTTCTTCCGTAGTCCATGTGTAGTTAGCCCAATGCTCGATCTCCGGATTGAGAGCTAATTCCTGATTCCATTTCCAGTAATGATTTCTTCCTGCGGGAACACCAGTAAAGTAACAGAAAGGAACAGCACCACGCAACGGAGCATCCATGAGAGCAGGCCTGATATGCTCTGTGAATACTTCCTCTTTCATATCACCTATTTCGTCAACTGCTCCACCGTCCCACTCGATACCGTCAAACCTATCAGGCTGATTAAGACCTACAACCCATATTTCAGTTCCCGTATATAAGCGAATCATTAAATCTGTCTCTGATTTATCAAGCCATCCTAGCTT